GCAGTATAATCCATTCCTCTCATATACCAGCAGATTTGTAGAATGTCTTTTTTAAGTGCCCTTGCTTCCTTGTCTAAATTATTGGATAGTTCAACGATCTCTGAAACGGGCAGGGTCAGGATCTGTCTGCGAAAAAATTTGCTTGATCCATTGTTACTGGTAAATCAAATTCATGGGCGCAGGCTTCACATTTAACATGTTGATCTGGAATACCTTGTCTACCTTTAATATCTGCTAAATGATCTGTAAGATCTTGGAAGACTGATTTATCACAGTTAGTAAGAAAATCTTTTATTTGTTCTGCATTGTCTGTTTTACCTTGAGGTGTTTCAATAGCAACAACTACATTACAAATAGTATCAATAGTCATGTTTGTTAATTTAACAAAACTTTTTTGAAACTTCATCATTTTTTCTTCGTCTGACATTTCCTCGTCATTGACAATAGCAAATACTCTTTGTTCTTCAAGAGCTTTAATATTAGACTGAGTCATTTGCTTATAGTTGTAAGGTCTAAGATCAAAAATTAAGTCACCGGCTTGAATTTTATCTTTCCATTCTGTTTTACCTTGGTTAACGTATTGTGTTAAAGGTATTGTGTATTTGTTTTCTTCCTTACATTTTGGACAATTAGCCCAAACATCCATTTCTTCACCGTAAGTAGCAATTCTAATTGCAACCAGTACCGCATCAAGATCAACGGTAGGCATCATCCAAGGTTGTTTAATGGCAGGTACACAACTCTTGATAACTTCTACTGTGCTTTCTCCTGAAAGTAAAGCATCTGGTGTTTTTAACATTAGTTCGTCTTTTGCAGTCATTGCATAGACAGCATAGTCTCCGTTTTCGCTTGGATCTAATGCTCCTTCAGGATAGTAATCTCCACCTGATGGTAATCTAATATAAATTTTAGGCTGTCTATAATACCCACTTAGTGGATTTGCAGGCGCCTGTGTAACTGCTACTGTTGGAGCAATATCAACTTGCTCATCTTTTTTTGCATCATTTGATACATTTTGTTCTGCCATGGTTTTATCTCCGGTAAATACATTATATATTGCATACTTAGTATAACTATTTATATGCGCAGTTAACTGGACAAAAATAAATTATGGCAGTAATGATCGACATACCCGGAGTTGGACAAGTAGAAGCGGATAATGCGGCTTCTGAAGCTACTCTACAGGCAATACTGAAGCAACTCGGTGGACAAAAAGGTCCAGGCCAAAAAAGTCAAAATGAAGCAGCAGCAGCGGCTAATAAACTATCTAAAGCACAAGGTGCAGCAGCAAGTAATTCTAGTAAATTAGGCGCATTCTTCGGCAAAGCCGCGGGTGCAGTTGCTAAATTTGGTGCAGGTGTTGCTTTTGCTGCAAAAGTTGCTGTCGATATGAGCAACGCTATATCAGCTAATTTAGCTGGTTTTTCAAATTTAGACAACAACGTTACTAGTGCAGCATCTAAAGTTCCTTTATTAGGTAAAACATTTGCGTCAGCAGCAGAAGCAACTGAAAAATTAGTTAATGCAACACAGAATGCTACAAACAGCGGAGCAACGTTTGGCGGCAGTGTTTTTGAAATGTCAAATGCTGCAAGTAGAGCTGGTATGACAATAAACGAATACAGTAATTTTGTTAGAAAAAATGGTGATGCATTTAGGCTACTAGGCGGAGATGTTGAAACAGGACGTAAACGTTTTGATGCGTTATCTAAAGATATGCGTAAGAGCGGGTTTATGCGTGAACTTAACAACATGGGTTTCACAACTGTACAGGTAAATGAAAGCATGGCACGTTATACTACCTTACTTGGTAGAACTGGTAAACTGCAAGGCATGTCAACAAAACAGTTAACAAAAGCATCAGCAGATTATATGAAGGAAATTGATCTACTTGCAAAAGCAACAGGTAGAGAAAGAAGTGAAATTGAAGATGCACAAGCACAATTATTAACAGACGGCCAGTACCAAGCAAAAATTTCAGGCATGACAGTAGAAGCTGCTGATTCGTTTAGGAATACCATAACAGGCCTTACAGCAATATCTCCCGAATTAGGAAATATTGCTAAAGATATTATTACTACAGGAAGTGCAACAACAAAAGAATCTCAATTGTTTGCATCAACTATGCCTAAGTCAGCAAAAATGATGATGGAGTTTGCAAAAATTACAGAAGCTGGAGGCACAATCAGTCTGAAGCAAAGGAATGAATTAAACAATTTGATGTCTCAAGAAGGCAAACAAATGAAAGGCAGATTTAGAGACGTTGCTAGATATGATGCTGAAATGGCTGAACATTATATGAACCTTGTTAACGCAGGTAACATTCAGACTGACGCATTACTTAAAGGAACTGATGCACAAAATGAAAATGCAAAAGCTACCGATGGGCAAATGAGTGCTATGGAAGCAATGCGCAGACGTATTAATGAAATAAGTCAAACGTTTACCAGACTGTTAGCATCAACAGGAATTATGGATACCATGATGGGTGCATTTGAAACGATTGCTGCTTTTTCAGAAAAGATTTTATTTCCTATATTAGAAGGCCTATTTGCTGTTATTATGCCTGTGGTAGATATTATTAGTGCTGTTCTTAATCCTGCAATTACTATATTAGGTTGGGGATTTACAGCACTTGGAGAAGTTGTTAATTTTGTTACTGCACCGCTTAGGTTGATGGCAAAAGCAGTTGGATATGTGTCAAATGTTATGGAACCTTTGGCAAACATAGTTGGAATAAACTTAATAGGTGCATTTAATTCAACCAAAGATGCACTAGAAGATACTCTTAGACCACCTATAGATGCTGTGTCTAGAGTATTTGGTGATACCAAAGACATAGCAAACAGTCTATATGATGCACTTGCAGCAGTCGGCGGCTTCTTATTAGGTGGTTTTAAAACGGCACTAAATTGGGCAATGGATGGATTGAATTGGTTTGGCGATACATTTGAACCAATCATTACTCCCTTCTCAGATATGATATCTAAATTATCTCAAAAAATACATGATTTACGCCAAGGCTTTATAGACTTTTGGAATGACTTCTCATCAGTTGGAGACGTCATGGATGAGTTCAAATATCAGTTGGGACAATTTAGTGTTGGTTTCTCAGAATTGATGCTTGATTTAAAGAAATGGATAGACTGGGTAACAATTGGTACATCTGATGAAGAAGAAGTTGAACAGGCAATAAGACAAGAAAAAATTGATTTAATGAAAGCAGAACAACAACTGCTTAGAGAAACATTAGATAAAAAACAAGCAATTAATAGAAAAATTAACAAAGCAGAACAGGACAAGATTGATGCTATAAGATTACAGGAACGTAAGGATCGTGATAAAGAACTTCAGAGCAAACTAGATGCTGAGTTTGAAAAGCTCGCCCGTGCAGCAGAAGGTGTAGCTGGTAAAACAGATGATGCAGCATTTAATACTGGTAAACTTAATGACAAACTAGAAGAAGAGCTAGACGTCAAACAAGATTTAAGTAATGCAGAAAGTACACTAAAAAGTTTTGCCAAAAATAACGAGAGCTTTTTAACAAAACCAGAAGGCGGCAGAACTTTTAATCCAATTGGACAAGTTAGCAGTGCTAGGGGTGTAGGCGATGGACCCCTTGTTGAAGCAGGATATGAAAAAAATGCGTTAGATGTTGCAGCTGAAGATGCACTTCGCCAAAAGAAAATGGACAATCCAGACTACGTTCCTGGAAAGTCAGAAAAAGAAGCGTCAACATCTACTGCACTAAATACAGAAGCAAGTCTACAGATGCAATCTGAGACATTAAAAGTCCAATATCGTATTTTGGATGCAATAGAAGAAATGAACATGACAAGGGCATAAAGAAAGTATATGAGTTGGAAAAAATATTTTACACCTGTAGCAGTTGATAATAATTCGGGTAGTTACAGCCCAATAAGCGGTGGAGGTCGTCCTGGACCTGCACGTTCAAACTACAGTTCTTATCTTCCAGACGTATATGCCGGTAGTCCAAATCGTATTGAAAAATACATGCAGTACGACACTATGGACATGGATTCAGAAGTAAACGCAGCACTAGATATTCTTGCAGAATTTTGTACAGGAAAAGACAGCGGTAATTTAAGTAATTTTAACTTTAACTTTAGAGGACAACCTTCCGGTACTGAAACTAAACTTCTTAAAGAAGCAATGCAGAAGTGGAGTAAGTCACAACAGTTTGAAACACGTATGTTTCGTATTGTGCGTAACACTTTCAAGTACGGCGATGCATTCTTTCTAAGAGATCCAGAAACTAAAAAATTACTTTATATTGACAACGCAAAAGTTTCTAAAATTATTGTTAACGAGTCTTCAGGAAAAATTCCAGAGCAATATGTAATCAAAGATATTAACTTTAACTTTAAAGATTTAGTTGCAACAACACCACACGGTACAACAAACACAGCACCAAGCGGAACTAGTTCATACACAAGCGGCGGTGGGTTTGGCCGAGGTATGGTAGGTGATGCAGCACAGCCAACAGGCACACGTTTTCAAAATCAACAAAATGAAATTACTGTAGATGCAAAACACATTGTACATATTTCTTTAAGTGAAGGCTTAGACAACAATTACCCATTTGGTAATTCATTACTTGAAAGTGTGTTTAAAGTTTACAAGCAAAAAGAATTACTAGAAGATGCAATTATCATTTATAGAATTCAACGTGCTCCTGAAAGAAGAATTTTTTATGTTGATGTAGGTAACATGCCTGCACACATGGCAATGAGTTTTGTTGAAAAAGTTAAAAACGAAATACAACAAAGACGTATTCCTAGTTCAACAGGCGGTGGAACAAGTGTTATTGATGCAAGTTATAATCCGTTATCAACTAACGAAGATTACTTCTTCCCACAAACAGCAGAAGGAAGAGGTTCTAAAGTTGAAACATTACCGGGCGGAACTAACCTAGGTGAAATTACAGATTTAAAATACTTTACTAACAAACTGTTTAGAGCTTTACGTATTCCAGCAAGTTATTTGCCAACATCAATTGATGAACAAGCAAACACTGTTTCAGACGGTAAAGTAGGAACAGCATATATCCAAGAATTAAGATTTAACAAATATTGCGAAAGACTTCAAAGCATTATGTGTGAAGCGTTTGACAAAGAGTTTAAACTTTGGTTAGACGGTAACGGCTATAACATTGATGCATCACTGTTTAACATTAACTTCCAACCACCACAAAACTTTGCAGCATACAGACAAGCAGAACTTGATACTACCAGAGCGAATATTTTTAGTGTAGTAGATGCAATTCCGCATTTAAGTAAACGTTTTGCAATGAAACGTTACTTAGGTTTATCACAAGAAGAAATTGTGGAAAATGAAAAAATGTGGAAAGAAGAAAATGCCGGTAACTTACAAGAACCAGGTGATGCTGGTGCGGAGTTAAGATCGGTAGGTGTAACGCCTACGGGGATGGCAACAGACGGTGCAGCCGAAGAAGCAGAAGCGCCAGCTGAAGCACCTCCGGCAGATGATGTAAGTGGTGGAGAAACTGCAGAAACTCCTGCAGTTTAATAAATACTAGTATGCTTTTGAAAGAATTTTTATATTTTAACGATGACGTAAACGATTTTTCCGTTGACCGTCGTTACGACAATAAGAAAGACGATGACGTCCTTGAAAAAGATGACACTAGAAAAATACGCCTTACATTACGTCAAATTAATCAATTAAGATTACAATCCGAAGCTCATGTTGCTGAAAAAGAATCAGAGCTAGATTTTATTAGACAAATGTATGGGGCGAAGCTTGAGCAAGAAGAATAAAAAACTCCACAAAGATATAGCATTTGTATTAGGCAACGGCATGAGCCGTAGAGCTATTGACTGTGAAAAACTTTTAAAAGTTGGCACAGTGTATGGTTGTAATGCACAATATAGAGAATTTGATCCTCATTACATTGTAGCAGTAGATGTTAAAATGGTTAATGAGATGATCGAAGCAAACTACCATCAAAAGGGTACAGTTTGGACTAATCCTAATAAAGGTATTAAAACTAATACTGGTATTAACTTTTTTAGTCCACACAAAGGATGGAGTAGTGGCCCAACAGCACTATGGTTTGCAGCTCAAAACGGACACAGACACGTTTATATCGCTGGTTTTGACTATCAAGGACTTAAAGGAAAGTTTAATAATGTATATGCAGACACCTTTAATTACAAGAAAACCACTGATTCTGCAACGTTTTTTGGCAACTGGTTAAGTCAAACAGAGAAGGTTATTAAGGAATTTACCAAGACAACCTTTTATAGAATCATTGAAGATGGTGCATTTATACCAGATAAACTAGGTCCGCAGCATACTAATCTAAAGCATATTAGTTTGCGTGATTTTGACAATACCTTTGAAGGAACTATATATCAACACAGAATGAGTCAAAATACTACCATTTAACCCTATTTTTATAACAATTATGTAAATATATAACAAACAGCCTTACCGATAATTTCAAGGAGAACAAAAATGGCAGATAAATCTACATTAGAACAAATGCTTGAGAACTTGGTTAATGATAACCAAGAAAAAGCAGAAGAATTATTTCACGAGTACGTGGTTTCTAAATCACGTGAAATCTACGAAAACCTTATTGAAGAAGAAATGAAAGATGAGGAAGTAGACGAAACTTCAGATAACGACAACGAAGACGAAGCAGTTGACGAAGCATCTAAAGATGATGATGCAGAAGATAAAGTTGATGAAGCATCAGATGATGACGCAGAAGACAAAGTTGACGAAGCTACTGACGAAGACGAAGTTAAAGAAGACTCAAAAGACGAAGAAGTCGACGAAGAGTTTGAAGACGTTGCAATTGAAGGCGAAGACGATATGCCTGATATGGGTGGCGACGCTACAGACGATTTAGAATCAGAAGTTGATGCAGACTCAGAAGAAGGCGAAAAAGAGCCAGAAGAGTTATTCCAAGACTTAGATTCAATTGTTGATGAGTTACAAGCAAAATTTGACGAAATCAAAGGTGAAGATGGCGAAGAAGGCGAAAGCGATGACATGCCAGACATGGGTGCAGAAGAAGCTGTTGACGCAGCAGTTGCTCCAGAAGTTGATGAGTTAGACACGTTTAGAGAGTACGTAGAAAAAGTTGCTGGCGGACACGGTGCTGAAACAAAAGGTTCAGCTGAAAGTTCAGACAACAAGAAGTCAGTCGTTGATAATATGAAAAACGACATGGGCGGAACTAGTGCTAACATTGCTAAAAGCAGCGATGACTCAGGTAAAAACGACGGTGGACTAGCAGACATTACACCTAAAGAAGAGAATATGGGCAACGTTAACACGCCTGGTTCAAAGAATGCAACTAAAATGAATGCACAAAAAGGTCATGGTGCAGAGAAAAAAGGTGCAGGCGAATCAGCTGATAACAAGCAATCGATTTTCCGTAGCAAACGATAGTAAAAAGGAAGACTATAAGTGAAAACTACACTAGCAGAACATCTGAGCTTCGATCAGGCTAAAATCGTAATTGAGCGTGATGAGCAGGCGGATGGTAAGTCGTTACATTTGAGTGGCATCTGTATTCAAGGTGACATTCGTAACGCTAATCAGCGTGTTTATTCTTCTAAAGAAATTGATAGGGCTGTCAAGACGCTCAACGAACAGATTTCTGGGGGGTATTCAGTGCTAGGTGAAGTTGATCACCCACAAGATTTACGCATCAATTTGGACAGGGTCAGTCACATGATTACAAAAATGTGGATGGATGGTCCAAATGGCTACGGAAAACTTAAAATGTTACCAACGCCGATGGGACAAATTGTTTCATCGATGTTGGAATCAGGAGTCAAGTTGGGAGTCTCAAGTAGAGGTTCGGGAGAAGTTGACGGAAACGGTAATGTTGAAGGATTTGAAATTATTACTGTTGACGTTGTAGCTCAACCATCTGCCCCGGGAGCATATCCAACACCAGTTTACGAACACCTTATGAATGCACAAGGTGGCTACAAGGCATTTCAAGTGGCACAAGAAGTACAAGGCGACCAACAGGCACAAAGATACATAGCAGAGAGCTTGAAAAATTTTATTTCAAGTCTAAATAAAGCGTAGGAGAATCACAATGCTAGAGTTTGTAAAACAACTATTTGAAAACAATGTGATTTCCGAAGAAGTCAAGTCGGAAATTGAGACCGCTTGGGAAAAAACCGTTCAAGAAAACCGTGATAATGTTACTACACAATTGCGTGAAGAATATGCACAGAAGTACGAACACGATAAGACCGCGATGGTTGAAGCAGTTGAGAAAATGCTGGCTGACAGAATTACAGCAGAGCTTTCTGAATTTGCTGAAGACCGCCAAGGACTTATTGAAGCTAAAGCAAAATATGCTAATAAAATCGTAAAAGATTCAAAAGCTATGGAAGCATTTGTTCTTAAAAATCTTAAGAATGAATTAGCAGAACTTCGTGAAGATCGTAAAGCAGTTGCAGGTAACGTAGCCAAACTTGAATCTTTTATTGTTGATGCACTTTCGAAAGAAATTGCTGAATTCCATGCTGATAAGAAAGACTTAGCAGAAACCAAAGTTAAACTTGTTAGAGATAGCAAGGCTAAATTTGAAGAAGTTAAGAAAGACTTTATCAATAAAGCATCGAAAATCGTTGAAGGTACAGTATCGAAAGGTATTAAATCTGAAATGGTACAATTGAAAGAGGATATTCAGGCAGCGAGAGAAAACGACTTTGGTCGTAGACTTTTTGAATCGTTCGCAAGTGAATACGCTACTAGCCATTTAAATGAAAAATCTGAAACTTCTAAACTTCTTAAAGTTGTAAAACAGAAAGAAACTGAAGTAGCAGAAGCAGCAAAGTTTGTTGCAGAATCTAAAGAGTTAGTGGAAAGTCGAGATGCAGAGATTGCTCGTATCAAAGATAGCGCAGCTAGACAAGATGTAATGGCAGAATTGCTAGGACCTCTTGCAGCAGAGAAGCGTGAGGTAATGAGTGAGTTACTAGAATCTGTACAGACTAATAAATTACACGCAGCTTATGACAAGTATATTTCTTCTGTAATGGAAGGAAGTGCTCCATCTAAAGTGGCGTTGACAGAGGCAAAAGAAATAACAGGCGATAAAGCACAAGGCAATCAAATTAGCAGTGGAGAAAAAACTGCTGAGATATTTGACATCCGCAGGCTTGCGGGCTTAAAAGTTTAAGGAGAAAAACAATGTCACAACTACTAGAAAGTCGCTGGTCAGAAACCAAAGATGCCCTTTTAGAAGGACTTCAAGGTAACAAGCGTACTGTTATGGCAACAACTCTAGAGAATACCCGCACGTATTTGAACGAGTCTGCCACTGCAGGTGCTACTTCTGCCGGTAACGTTGCAACACTAAACCGTGTGATCCTTCCAGTGATCAGACGTGTGATGCCTACGGTCATCGCTAATGAACTAGTTGGCGTTCAGCCAATGACTGGACCTGTTGGTCAAATCCACACACTAAGAGTACGTTATGCTGATGCATTCGACTCTACAAGTGGAACTGACACTACAGCAGGTGACGAAGCACTATCACCTTTCAAGATCGCTGAAGGTTATTCTGGTGCTACTAATGATAAAGCAGCTTCTACAGCAGCTTTAGAAGGTGTAGCTGGAAACAGACTAAGCATTCAAATCTTGAAACAAACTGTCGAAGCGAAAACTCGTAAATTGAGTGCTCGTTGGACGTTTGAAGCTGCTCAAGATGCACAAGCTCAACAGGGTATTGACATCGAAGCAGAAGTAATGGCTGCTTTAGCACAAGAAATAACAGCTGAAATTGACCAAGAAGTTATTCAATCATTGAAAACACTTGCTGGTACGGCTGCTTTAACTTACGACCAAGGTGCAGTGTCAGGTACTGCTACTTTTGTTGGTGACGAACATGCTGCTTTAGCTGTTCAAATCAATAGAGTATCTAACTTGATTGCACAGCGTACAAGACGTGGCGCAGGTAACTACGCTGTTGTTTCACCAACAGTATTAACGTTGTTACAATCTGCTACAACTTCAGCGTTCGCAAGAACAACTGAAGGTACTTTTGAAGCACCAACAAACACTAAGTTTGTAGGAACTTTAAACAGTGCAATGCGTGTGTACGTAAACGGTTATGCAACTGATGACGATGTGTTGATCGGTTACAAAGGTTCTTCGGAATCAGACGCACCTGCGTTCTACTGCCCATACATTCCTTTGATGTCAAGCGGTGTTGTACTTGATCCAGGTACATTTGAGCCAGTTGTAAGTTTCATGACAAGATATGGTTATGTAGAGTTAACAAACACTGCATCATCTCTTGGTAATGCAGCTGACTACTTAGGAAAAGTTGGAGTTACTTCAGCTAACCTAAGATTTGCGTAAGCAAGTAAAGATTTAAAAAATCTACTAAAGGGCGGTATTTTTATATCGCCCTTTTTTTATGACTAAATTTTGTCCAAAATAAAAGAGGTTGACAAATACTTATTTTGTGTTATATTAATAATATAGCAACAAAAGAGTAATTAACTTTTGTTTATAGTGCAAGGAAGAAGCCTTTACCAGAAGGGTTGAACTTGACTAACCAGGGGTGGTACCCAGGTGCTGTACTAGAGATAGGCAGTATCACATCGCAGTCACTAGCGGGGTTAGGTTGTACGGAACAGAATGGTATTCAGGTCCGTGCTTGTAGGTGTACCCAAGTCCTACCTGTTTTGCTATATTAAAAAGACACTTCGGTGTCTTTTTTCTTGACTAACTGTCCAAAATACTATATAATACTAGCATGGAGATAAAAGACGACAAAGACTTCTCTTTATTAAGAGAACAGGTGAAAAAATGGAACAAGAACCATTCTATGTTCAAACACGATGTTCGTCAGTTATCCAAAGCACTAGAAAAGCTCATTGATAATCATAGTCAGCACATGATTATGCATCGTCAAACTAAGCGTAATATACATTTAGAACGAGCTCAAGCAGAAATAGACAATATAAACGTTCTTCTTAAAACTGTTGGACAACAAGAACTACTAGCAATCCTTAGCAGAAGATAAATACTTGTGTCAAAAGTGTGCCGCTGACAACGGCGGACTTATGCGGAAAACCAACCGCGTAGACCTAGAACGTCAAACTTAAGGAGAAAAAAATGGGAAGACCAATTAATAAGAAATACTTCGGTGCATTGGGTGTTGACGCAACACCTCATATTCCAGTTGAAGCAGCGTTTATCGGCGGCATTATTGTTAATGCTACAGATGGCGGTAGTGATGTTTATATCGTTAAACAAAAATCTTCACGCAGATTTTTAGTTCACGGTAATGACTCAGGCGAAGAAGCAATTTGTAAACTTGTAAATAAAGTTACTGATTCTTCTGCTGTGCTTGAAGGCGAAATGGTAATCATTGGTTACTATAACGGTCAAGCAGTTAACGTTATGAAAATGTCAAACAGAATTGCTACAGACTTTAGTAACAACAGATACAAGTGGTCTGTTAGTGATGACTCAACTACAAACGTTTTAACATTAGAAGACGTATAGGAATATAGTTAATGGCACAGTTAGTACAAACCAACGGTGATTACACGATTAAGACAGGTGAAGGGTCAAATGTAAAATTTGATACTGGAGCAGGTATCGGTGAAGTACGAATCACAGGCAACTTAGTTGTTGAGGGTGATACACTAACTGTCCAAGCTGAAAACCTAAATGTTAACGATAACATTATCGAATTAAATTATGGTGAAACAGGTGCTGGAGTTTCTTTAAGATATGCTGGTATACAGATTGATAGAGGAAGCGAAACGCCTGCTTCATTTTTTTACGATGAAAATGATGACACGTTTAACATTGCAAAAGGTAACAGTGGTAGTTACAACTTTACTGATAGTAGTTTAAGATTAAAAACTATTACAACTAGCGACACTACAGATGGGGGAGATTTAACCCTTATAGGTTCAGGATTAGGTGTTGTAAAAGTCATTGGTACCACAAACTATAAAGATCAAGTAACACACGACGACGATATTCCTAATAAGAAATACGTTGACGATGCTATTAGAGATAATCCAACATTCCAAATTATTGATAATGACACAAGGGTCATTGTTACTGATAAAGATGTTAGTGGTGCATTAACTTACTTGATTGACAATACTGGATATAGTTCCTTTGGAGAAAGTGCTATTTCAGTAATTGTTGATGGTTCACTAGGTGCTCAATTTTATTCCAATAGAGCAGTAATACAAAACCTTGAATTTATTAACAACGAAATAACAAACAACGATACTAACGGTAATATCTTTTTAAGAACACAAGGTACAGGTAAAGTTAAACTTAACTACGGACTTGAACTTGAAAAAATTGCAGTTACTCCAGCATATGTAAACGAATCAACTATTCTTTATCACAATGAAGAACAGTTAGGTCAAACAGGTGTGTTCTTTACCAACGGTACTAGAACCGGAGAACTAGTAAATAGAAACAGAGCATTACTTTACAGTATGATATTTTAAAGGAAAAACAAATGATTAAAAGTACAAAAGTATCTGCAACAAATGTTAGTGTTCCGGAAAAAGTCTATACTAGTACAACTACAGGTGCTCCTATTGGAGGCAGTGTTACAGGACAAGTAAACGCAATTACTACTATGATCCTTTGTAACCTTGGCGCTCCAACTATTACGGACGAGTCTGTTAATACATGTAATGTAAGTGTGTACCTAGTAAAAGCTGGTGATACACCGGATACAGATAACATTATTGTTAACAGTTTAATTGTGCCTGCAGGCGAAACAGTATTTTTCAGTGATGAAAAAATTATTTTAGATTCAGGCGATGAAATTTGGGTTGGTACATCTGTAGCAAGTTTAATTACTGTTACAGTAAGTTCAATGCAAGTGTAGAGGAAAACTTATGAAGTTTTTAAAATACCAGAATACATCTAGATACAGCCCAAGTGATAATTCTATTTCAATTAATCCTTATGGAAGAGTTGTAATGGGTACAACTGCCGGCTTGATGTTACCTAAAGGAACGTCAGCACAAAGACCAGACCTAGTAGGTGTAAGACAACCTAATACAGCAGACGGAACTATCAGATATAATACTGACATTACTGCTATTGAAGCATATGTTGGCGGCAACTGGGAATTAGTTGTGCAGCCTGCGGCTTCTGCTATTACAGTACAAACACTAGGACCAGGAGATGGAGTTGAAACTGTGTTTGGACCAGTATTTGAATCAACAAGTGCAAACAACGTTTTATGTTTAATTGAAAACGTATTACAAATTCCTACAACTAACTTTACACTTGAACAAAGCACTGCTGGAAATTTAACAGGTCCTAATCAGCCATACGCAGACGGATATTATTTTAAATTTAATTCTCCGGTGCCAGCTACTAAGTATCTAACAACCTTCTACGGATTCTCGAACTAATGTCACAAGTAGGGCGAATAGGTGGACATTTATTAGATCCAAATCTTGAAAGACAAGGAATCGACCTTGCTTTTAAGAATACCAATTTTGATGCAACTCCAATACTATACTTAGATGTTACTAATAATAGAATTGGTGTTAAAACAGATTCCCCTCAATACGACCTAGACATTCAAACAGATGTTTCAACAACCAATGCTAATGCAACATCACAAGCAAGACTAGATAATGTTCTTATAAACGCTCCTGCAACATTTTCAACAATTACAGGACCATTAAATATTGTTCCCTCATCAGACCAAGGTTCGATTGTTTGGCAAAGGTTACAAACAGACAATTTAGATATTAGTGATAATTTTATACAAGGTAAAAGCACAGACGATAGTGTTACTTTAGATACAAGTGGTACAGGTACTATTAATGTTCATGCAAATACAAACATGACAGGTAACCTGGCTGCAACAGGAGATATTAACCTAGATGGTAATGTAACACTAGCAGGTAATGTTATAGTGGGTGACAGTTCTTTTTCTACTGTTGTTATTAACCCCGACTTAACACAAGACATTGTACCACAAACTGATAACACATTAAGTTTTGGACAAGACGAGCGCGACTCTTCACCAAGAAGATTTTCAGAATTACATACTCCTGATAATTTAACAAACACAAACAATGTTCGTCCTATGGGAGCATTGATTAGTAACCAGCTTAGTTTCAGAGGTGAAACAGGTGATCAGATTTTAGAAACACCAACTATCACATCAACACAATCAAACGAAGATACAATGTTAGTTTCTGCTACAGGCGATTACTATGTTGACGGAACAAAAATAGAAACCGATAATATCCATAATACTGGTAACGATGCTTTTAGTTTTGGTAACACAGGCATTGGCTATTTAAGATTTATGGGCGACAGTGCATTTAAGATGCCCGCTGGTACAGATGCCCAACGTCCAGCATTACCAGAAATTGGTGATACTAGATGGAACACAGATTTACAAATTATGGAATGTTTTGCAGGTATTGTTGAAGCAGTAACAGTAACAGGAACATTTTCAGGATTAGCAGATGCAGCTGATATTCTTTCAGGAACTACTACCACAAACTCCGTATACGGATCTGGGTTTAGTTGTAGAATGAATTTATTAGCAGGCAGTTTAACAGTAGTCCAGTTCTTATCGCAAGGAATTGGATATCAACAAGGAGATCAGATCGTAATTCCAGGAACTAGGCTTCCAGGTGGATCTAGTCCGGCCAACGATGTTACTTTAACAGTAGGCGCACAGACCAGTGATGGCTATGCAGTAGCAACTGGTGGTGGTGCTGAAATTAGTGAATCACTAATGGAAGATTTAGGCGACGTTTATAGCCTTATCCTCGGATAATTAAGTCAATTTGCTAAATACTACTGTTGATGCCGACCAAGCATCGATCTTTTACTGTGGTTAGCCCGCAATGTAAGGTGGCTAGAGGGACAGGATCCCCGTGAAAAGGAGAGCGTAATGGCAATTGGTCGTATTTCGGGTCCGCTCTTAAAGGCGAATCTCGTTAGAAACGGGGTTAATTTAGCTTTTGAGAACGACTTACTTTACATAGACGTAAACAATGCTCGTTTAGGAGTAAACAACTCTTCTCCCACCACGGATATCGATGTTGTAGGTACAACAAGATCAACAACACTCACAGTAGACAATCAACTAGATGTAGGAAATTTAAG